ACCATGCATCTGGATCAGTTAAATATCTATTTACATGAATACCATCTGGCAATACACCAGCGGCTTTCATTGCATTCATATCATTGTCGGCAGTAGCGACACGGAGATTAGAATTTAAGATACGTTGAGCTTCATAGGTAAGTTCTTTAGGAATGATGAGTCTTTCGCCCATAACACTAATTGGTTTACCACGAAAATCTACAAAACTGTAAATGTCAATCATTGCTTGTTCTAGTGCTGATTCAGATAAATCAGAATCTACTAGTAAACGGTTAGCGTATGTCCCACCCTGATACGGATGTGCAGTACTGAATAAAGCTACGCCATCACCACCAACAAAACTACCGCTAAAGCCATTGTTTAAAACATTGGCTGCAATAATTTCTTTAGTTGTAGCAAAAGAACGTCCCAATGCTTCAGCACGTTTAGCTGCAACAATATCATACAAATCATCTTCCACTTCTTCACGAGTAATGATGATACCTGATGCATACACAACGTGTACATATCTGGTTTCAAAGCTTTGTTGCATACTATCGTAAGTAATGCCATCGCCTTGCGCTTTAACTGGAACTAAACCAGTTGGAATCATAGCAACATCAAACTCATAATTACGACTCGATGTGTACTTTGCAAAATTCTTATCCCACATTGGTGCACGATAATTGTAACCGTCACCAAACCATTTATTCACCCCGGGTAGTAGTGAACGTGGAAAACTGCCTGTGGTAATAATACCAGCCATAAATTAAACTCCTAGAATACCAGTTTTGAAAACACCATTATTAATCATACAACGCCATTTTGTATAAGCCAAACCACCTGCATTTGAATTATTTACTACGGGTACGATTCTAATAAGTCTTATTGGGAAAGTTGCTGTAGTTGCTACCGTGGAACTATCCAGTTGCATACCACTTTGTCCATCAATAGTACTTCCTGCACCAACAATAATATCAATATTTTTAGTGCCATTTGCAAGAGCAATAGGAGTTCCTACGCCATCTTCTTGTGCTTCCATAATCATCATAGGATCATCACATACATAAACTACACGTTGTGTTGAAGCTGTACGATATAATAGATCAAGATTATTACGATCTGGTTCAAATCCTACTACAACACCCGCAACAGTAGTTGTAGTAGCTGCTGCTTGTGTACACACAGGGAGTGCTAATCCTGTTAAATCTGATTGAATTGTTACGACGGCAAGACCACCAGCAATGTTAACTAAGTCACCTTTAAAAATTGCAACACCATCACCAGTGCCAACAATATAAGGTTTAACTTTACCATTGTAGGGTACTCCGTCGAATGTTTCAACGGGACTGAACCCATTGACATACGATACATTAGCCATTTATTTGTTTCTCATAAATTATTGTTAAAAAAAAATTATTTGTTTGTTATTGATAAATTAGCTTTATAATAACCATCGCCTTCTAAGGCTTTCGCATGGGTAGTGCGCATCTCGCGTTTAGCTTCTTGTAAATCATCATAATCTTCACAGGATATTTCCATGAGTACCATACGTACTCCATCAGATTCTAATTTCTCTACTACAGAGCCCATAGGTTGTGCATAAGCTCTATCGCTACCTATTGATTCATTGGTTACGACTGTGTAACCTAAACATTCTTTGTCTTTGACATTAGTACCAAATTGTGAAGATGTGGTTTTATCTTTGACCCATCTTCTGATATAGCCAGGACGAGTCAAACCACCCATGACTTTAAGTTGTTGCAAACGTTCTCTAGCAGGACGCTTTTTAACTCTAGTACTATCATTTAATGCCGTTCCTTCTAGTAAACTAGAAGCGGAACCTTGTTTAATATCTTCTAATTCAGTATCTTTATTTGTTTGTTTAGTCATTACAGATCACCCTGTTTATCTAGCTCGTTAACATAATCTTGGCGCGTCTTAAATACACCCATTTTAATAAATTTATCACATATAGTTTTTTGAATAGTTGATAAGTGATCAAAATTTTTCTTACCAGATGATTTAGTTGGTTTTGATTCACCTGATTGAACTTGAACAGAATCTTTACTATGATTATTAATTCTAGTCATCATGTAATGTTCTGTTTTAGCTAATCTTTCTGTAACAGACATGTCTGCTGGTAATTGCTTATCATATGCTATTGCTTCGGCTTTATAACCAGCATTTTGAGGAGTGTTATCATTAAACCAGGCAGAATGTTTATTAACGAACTCCATTACTTCCGGTTGTGGGCCAGTACTTATGGGAGTAGATGCTGTTCTGTTTACTTCCGCGATCTTATTTTCAATATCATAAACTTTATTTCTATCACCAACATCAATAGCAAAGTCTTTTTCTTGACGAAGTTTTGCTAAAGCATCTTCATAGGCCTTCTTTTCTTGCATTTCAAATTTACGAGCAATCATATCAAATGATTCACGTAATTGTTTGTTTTCATGACCTCGTTTAGAGATTTCAGCAAGAAGATCACCACGACGAAGGAATTCGTCAGCAGGATACCAATTCTTTTCATCTCCAGTAAACTCATCTTTGGGGCGCCATCCGCCAGCTCGGGCAGTTATTTCTACGGTATCTATAGAAGTTTCTACAATGTCATTAGTTTCCATATTACATCACCTGACTTAAATTATAGATTACGTCTATATCATTGATAATTCTATATGTGCCCGTTTTTACTGCATCACCTAGATCATCGGTAGTCATTAGACGACCTGCATTTTTTACCATTAATATTTCATCACCAACTTCACACCAGCAGTGTTCATCGCCGGATCCTATGTAACAATTTCTACCAATTTGAACTACAGTTCCCTTTGTCAAAGTAGATTCATCCTTTTTACCAAGATAAATACCACCAGGAGAAACGCACGTTTCATCGGCCATTTTAATCAAAATTCGGTGTCCAGCTGGGCCGCCTGTAAATTTAGTATTACTAGTCATAATTTGAATCCTCGTCTGTTAAGTCTGCGTCTAAAAGGGTTTCTATCATCTGTATCTGACCCAAAGTATGGGCTACTTCTCTTTCTAAAAAGCTATGCTGGAGGCATTCCGGGCTGTGCAACTGGGCTCGTAGTTCCCTGCGGAGCTGTAGGACTAATTGGCGCATTTGTAGGGTTATTGGATCCTTCTGCCATTGGCGCCATTGTGCTTTGGTCACTTTGACCATCTTGATTTCCTTGGTTAATATCGGCTAACGGATTATTTCCAACTAAAGCTTCGGCTGCTGCGGTATATCTGCCAGCATCTGCCATAGTTAATTGACTTTCATCCATCGGTTGATTTGCTACTGTGTGAAACTCTGTGGCTGCTTGAATTCTTTCAGTACCAGCATTAGAAATTGCAGTGAACATAGCTGCTTCTGATTGTTTCATCAGAGCCATTGCCTGTATTGCTTGTATTTCTACTTTCTTAACTTCTAATTCTTGATTACCATGTTTTAATTTTAATTCAACTTGATCTGCAAATGGTTTCATGGAAATAGCTTGTGTTTCAGCAGTAATTTTCTTAACTTCAGCATCCATTTTTTGTTGTTCTGGAGATGGGCCTTGTGGAGGTGCCATTAATGCTTTAATATCTGCATCAGTAAATTGTAATGCTTTTAAAGCTAATCCGGTAGCATATTGTTGGCCAGATGGTGATAGTTGGCCCATCATTTGTGTTAAAGCTTGTATTCTAGCCATTCTTTGTGCTTCACTACTAACACTTGGATCAGCAACAGGACAAACATCTATTTGTGGATCATTATAATCAATAGAAGTAGGAGCAGGTTTGCCACCATTAATTTTTTGATAGTTAAAGCCATAATTAGAAGAATCTAAATATATTTTATTTAGACGAAACATCTTTTCAAATTCTTGTTTAAAAGATCTATATAGACGTTTTTGAATAGCACCAAAAACTTTGTTACCTTGTTCAATTAAGGCTAATATAGTTGTAGCAGGAACATTTTGTGCTTGTTCTTGTCCTTGCATTGCATCAGAGACAGAACTTAATTCTTTACCTGATTGCATCATCAAACCAAGTAATTGATAAAGAACATTTGAAGGTTCTTTGAATGGAAATGGAATAATATTGTCTTTTAATGAACTGCCTGCAGCTGCTTCTAATGGTATCCATTCCCCGGGTTTTGCGCTTATCTTACCATTTTTAAAGCGCACCCCACGACCAAAGAAACCGCCTTGCATATTTGCTAAAGTACCACTATCAATCAATTGATTCAATAGAGTATTGATCATCTTATTAATAGGAAGCAATAATTGTCCAAAACCAATACCATAAAAACCACCACAAGGATCCGGTATGAATATATAGGCAGTGAAATAATTAATAGGAGAAATACTAATTACTTTTTTATTATCTTTAGATAATTTAATACTATCAAGATCATATCTAGCTACAATACGTAATACTTTACGTGATTTTAATTCTACAGTTACAATATAAGGTTCTTCATACCCATCATCATCTAAATCTAGATAACGATGTTGTTCTAATATGGAATATGGACTATCTTCATCATTAATAGAGTAAGAGGCATCCTTATCTCCAGCTTCTTTAATAGTTTGATGGGCATAACTGATATCAGGCACTGTCAAATCAATATCACAATATAATCCGGCATTAACACGTGATTTAATATCATTTTTGAATTGATATAATATATGAGTTATTCTACGAGCATCTTCTAATGATTTAATATTAGCATTTAGAATGATTTCATCTGGGGTACATACCTCACTACGACTATGGCCCATAATTTCATGCCAGTACGTCTTGCGAAATACAGTACCTAGAATGGGTAGCATATGTAATAGTTTGTCAGTACCAGGTTCCCATTCATTGGAACTAATAAGTAATTGATCCGACATTTGTTTAGATATTTGTGCTGCTAATTCTTCTTTAGATCCGTCTGGATCATCACCAAGCACCGCGCACTTTACTACACGGTTACCTTTAACAATCTCAGGATAAGTTCTAGAAGCGAATTGAATACTAGCTGAGGTAATAAGAGGATATTTAACATTAGCTGCATCTGGCCATGGATATGTTTTTATTTCATCAACTTGCTTAGCAATTTTAATTGCTTCTTGCATTTGCATAATATAATGTTGACGAGAATCCTCATCAAATAAATAATCACGCACAACATCATGACCGATCTTCATCAAGTCATCATCATCTAAATCTTCAGCAATATTAATTTTAGCTTGCAATTCTATAAGTTTTTTAAGTGACATGATATTATCATTTTTATATTGGCCATATTATATCATATAAATATATAATATGCAAGTTATATTTTAATATCCCGTTGTTTTATCGGGATTACCTGACATATATGCTGCTGTTTCATCATCCATCTCACGTGGTTCGCGGATCGCGCTATCTATGCCTGACATGACTGCATATCTGAAGGCATCTGCAGCGTGATCATTCTTTTTTAATATTCTACCCTGTTCATCTCGTCTATATAGACGTAATTCGGCTAATAAAGGTTCACATGTTTCAAATATCTTACAACGACCTGATGATAGGGCATCAAATACTGATAATAATCCTGCTTCTACTTCATTATTAGCCTTAAATATATCTAATCCTAAATCAGCATACATTTGGATTAATTGTTGACCATCTATTTGGGATCTACCACGAGCTGCTGGATCAACTGCAATAGGAATCCATCCTCCTCGTGCTCTTATGCCTTGTGCGTGCACTGCTGGCTCTGCCTGACCCCTATAATAAACACTATAAACGTAATAACAACGATCATTTGGATTAATTGCAAGAAATACTGCGGATGTCATGTTCCAGCCAACATCTAAACCGGCACATTTAAGCCAATTTTTTGGTATTTCAAAAGGTTTACAAGTATAATCAGCCTCTAATATTGGATAAATTTGTCCGGATCCTAAATATGGTATACCTAAAGTCTTAGCTTGTCTCTCATGGGGTAACATTTGAGCTATTAAACGCTCTTGCTCATCTTTATCAAGATGTGGTGCTTCATCCCATGTCATATTAACACAAAATTTAAATCCATTTTCCATAGCTCCCCAATGAACCTTTCCGTCAGGCCAGAATGATAACACTGTAGGAGACATGCCTTTGTCTGGTGTAGCTGTTACGACGCATAACCCTTTCTTAGTCATCAAACGAACTTGACATTCAAGATAAATCTTTGGATCATCTGGTAATTCATCCAGCCATATGAGATCCATTGCTGTACCTACGAAGGCACTCACACCGGAATCATATGATTTAAAAGTTATTACTGAGTTACCCCCAGAAACATGTTTAACAACTACTGTTTCAATACCGTCAGGTATACCTGGCTTAGATTTTGTATCAACAATATATTCTTTAGGAATAGCTCCGGAACCTATTTCAGTGCGTTCCCCTAATAATTCTTTTTGTACAATATCACGAGTAGTAGAACCTGTCTTACCACAGGCCCATATAGAAATTGGTTTATTGAATCTTCGACCTTCCCACCAAGATGGATAAATACCCGTAGCATGATAAGATAATCCGCGAGAACCCCAAAAAGTTTTTCCACAGCGATTTCCAGCCATAAAAATAACTTCAGAGAAATCTCTAGTAGCATGAAAAGCTTCTAAATGCTTTGGATACATATGCCTATTTAAAGGACCAGTATCTGCATATTCAAATGAAAGACGGTTTGATTTCTTTCGGGTTTCTAATTCTAATAATGCGGCTAGAAGTTCTTCTTGTTCTAGTCTATACTTTGTGATCGTATCTGACATCTATAACTCTATCTAGTTTATCTGATATTTTATCAAATTGTTTTTCGAGTAGTTCTAAACGTTGATTAAGGAGTTCTCCTTGGTGTACTACTCTAACAGCTTTATATAATATTGTGAAGAAGGCTATGATAGCCCCCATGACTAGAGAACCATAATTTTTTATGAAATCTTGCATTAGCTTCTGGCGACCCCTTTAATTTTTTCAAATGTGCGCAAGCTACCAAGACCCAATAGTCCACCTAAAACAGGCATCATTTCTCCCATATCTAGTACTGGTAAAGCACCAACTGGATGCCCAATAGCAGCAAGAACAAAAGTAACCATGGGGGATAATACAAATTGCCAAGCAAATGCAAATCCGCAAACCCAGATAATAAATGGTCTACCACCACTCACCAATAAGCTGGGGCTAGCTGCTTCAACAGCATTAATATTTAATTGTGATTGAACTAGATCATTAGCAGCTTTTGCCATTACTTGATCATTGTTCATTTGAAGTTTTAATACTTCTAATTTAGCTGCGGCTGCAGCGGCTGGATCAGGAATAATTCTATCTAATAGATTACCAAGAAATGGTATTAATGATAAGAAGTCCATATTATGTCTCTGTGTAAGTTGTTAAGTATGAAATTGCTGAATTTAATAAGTCAATTGAATCGTTTAGGTTACCAATACTAACATTACATTTAGTACAAAGTAATCCACGTATTTTTCCAGTTGTGTGATTGTGATCTACTGCAAGTCTTTTTATTTTACCGTTATAAGTATTAGTTTCTTCTTGTTTACATATTGCGCACACATTGTTTTGTTTATCACACAAAGATAAATAAAATTCGTAAGTAATACCATAAACATTAAGGTAATAATTGTTTAAATACCTAGATGTATTATTTTCTCTATATTTTTTTGTTGATTCTGATCGTTTTTCTTTGTTGGCTTGGGCCCAAGTTTTTGATATTGCCAACATACGATCTTTATTGAGGATGTAGCGATGGGAGCTCATTTTTTTGTGGTAATGTGAATTACACATGCCTTTTACAAACTTACCTTCCGTAGTTGTACAGTTTTCAACTGAGCATGTGTTCATATAATCATTCCGTATGATGTTGAAGATTCTTTATCTTCTCTGCTAGTTCTTCATTACTCAGTCCGCCTACAGCGTTATTTGTCAGATTAACTTGCACTGCTGTATCTGCACGTTGTGTGTAGTGGGTCTTGAACAAGTTACTCATTAAGAAAATGTACACAGTGGCATTAGCACCCTTTATCTGCCCTGTTACAATTTGCATGCCAAGGGCTTCCCAGGCAGCTTGCTGTAACAGCTTGCCTTTGTTGTATGCTTCTGCTAATTCTGGATGCTGTCTTCTATATCTGGCAAGTGAGTCATGCGATATATCTAACATGGCACAGGTTTGGGTATCGGTCTTACCTTCAGCCATAAGATCTAATAGTTTTTCGCACATCTCTGGCTTATATTTACTAGGGCGACCACCGTCACTCTTAATAAGCTGGCCTTCTATCGCCATATAAATCCTCTATGAATTTGACCTGGTTACTCGTTCAGGGCATCCCTTATCGTAGGAGCAGTCGA